TTCTGTCTTTTAGAATCAATTGAAAACGTAGTAGTAAACATAAGTTTCTTACGTTTATTAACTTGATCCAATGCAGAACCTACAGGAGCAAAAGCTGTACCTGTAACTCTCCAAAGAACAGGTAGATTAGCTACTTCATGGTCTTCACCATTAGCTTTCTTACCTTTGAATGATAAGATACCATATAATAATCTATAACATCTTATAGTTCTTTGCTCTGCTAATTGTTCTGGTGTAAGGGATGGTCTCTCCTTAAAAGGAACCTTACCACATTTTACACCACCTAGTATATCAATCGCTTCTTCTTTCCAGTTCTTGAAAATTATAGAACGATTTACATATTCTCCTTTTTCAGGATCATAATGCATATATTGCATTGCACTGATAAAAGGTCTGAAGGTAGCAGGTTTACCAAAAACATTTTGGCCTACACTTGCATCATAAGTGAACAAGTGTCCCACTGGTAATTGATTACCATCGTCATCTTCAGGTGAACGATTAATTCCAAGTCTTGGTATATTTATACCACTACTAGAACCATCGTCTTGTCCGATAGCTTGTTTTATTTGCTCGTCAGACATATTATTTATATTTGCTATTTCATTTTTCATATAGCCTCCTTATTTATATTTACTGTATATCATACTTTGGATTAAAAAGCAAGTTAATTTAATAGTGCATATATAATACAATACCAAAAAATCATGAAAAATGCTACCTCAATTATGCCTGCGACAAATGGTCCTAACATATTTTAGTCTCCTTTTCTGTAATTTCATATGGTAAATGTTCCATACGAGCAAACCACATTAAATAACTTTGCAGTTCTTCATCCTCATTTATATACAACTTAGAAGGTATCCCTTCAAAGTTTTGTTTTAATAATTGAAGCATATCATATGCTTTTTCTTGCTCATCATTGCCCCAATCATTTAATTCTTCATCAAGTAATGGTATATCTGTCATTATTTATCTCCTGGTACTGCCCATATTGCTATAGGTAATATACTTTTTTTTATACGAAAAGAATTATAGGCTTTAATTAATTTTTTAAAACCTTTATCAGTACGTATAAATCTTCTAGCATGTGTTTTATTTTTAAACACACCTACATTAGTTACGCTTGGACCACCACATCCACTCTCGGCACAGTGATCTAGTTCTAATTGTATTATACAATTATTCATGTACTTCCCCCTTAGTTATATTTGTACCATCTTCATTTTTTATCCATTCATAATCATCTGAAACCCATTCAGGATCTTCATAGTTTAAAAATCTTTTCCCTGTGTCTATATCTTCATCATCTCGTGGGATACACTCTTCGATTTTTTTCCAAACTACATATTCATCACCTGACATATCATTGATATGTTTACCTATAATAGTTTCTCTATAAGTATCGCCATAGTCATCGACATCTTCAACGTTGATACACTCTTTTTTTTCTAAAAGTTCTTCAGCTTGTTCTTTTGTCTTGGCAACAATTTCATATTCCATTTCTACCTCATATGTTTTTCTAACCTGCCATTTTTGAGAACCAATCTCAATATTAGGTGTGTCTTTTTTATATGTCCCATTAATTATTGGTATTTCTTTTACAAATTTAATTTGTACCATATTTTTCCTCCTTTATATCTAACCAATTATAACCGATCTTGACTTCCACGTCAAGTGGTATGTTAAAATTAATTCCATAATACTCTTTTAGTGCAGGTATTACAGAAGCCGTACCCTGTCTAAATATTTTACTCATTACAGCTTCTTCACCAGGATAGACATCAGCTATGATAGAATCATGAACTGTGTTAATAAGTAAACTCTTTACCTTTTGCTCTTTCATTAGTTTATATATTTTTATACATGCTAATGGTACAATGTCAGCAGTTGCAAAACCTTGTACAGGATAATTTTTTATTTGTGTACTATAACTTGAACCACCCCAAGGCATCCTTTCAGCATATGGAAAGGAGTATTCTCTGCCTGTGGGTAGTTTTACTCGCTTATAGGTAATCGCATAAGTTTGTAATTCATTATGCCATCTAGTTATATCAGCATATTTTTCTGCAAATCTTCTATAATATTTTTTTTCATCTTCAGTTCCTGTTGTACCACCATATAAAGGTTTAAAGGTATGTGCCTTTGCATCTTGCCTAGACACCCCAATAATATCAGCAGTATATTGATGAACATCTATATTATTTTTTATATCTTCCATCCCTTGTTTATCTTGTGCTAAAAATACAGCAGTTCTAAATTCTAATTGTGCAAAATCTACTTCAAGTATTTGTCCACTTTCAAATCTAGATTGTATTACCTTACGAATAGGAAAAGTACCACCTCTGGGTTGATTCTGAAAATTAGGATCACGACTAGATAATCTTCCTGTTGCCGTTACTGCTTGCATAAATTTAGGATGTAGTAATCCATTTTCATTTGTAAAGTTTTTTAACCCTTCAACAAATGTATTTAAATAAGTAGCAACAGCACTATGTCTAATAATTGAATCTATAAATTCTCTAAACTCTCCCTCTGCTTCTCCTGCAATTTTATTTAATGTAATTCTATCTGTCCTAAATCCAGATTCAGCTACATCATAGACACTCCTAGGTCTTTGATTAAATCCTGCAAGTTTAGCTGTGTCACTATAAATAAATCCTTCACCATCACACCTACTACACTTTGTATATTTTTTATATGGTGTACCATCAATTTTAATCTTATTAATTACACCTTTACCTTGGCATGATAAGCATTGGGATGCTATAGTTTTCTGAATAGGTGTAGTACAAACTTTAACTAATGATCTAAATTGATTAAAAGATAATCTAGGTCTTTTTTTATTTTTTCTTGTATGTTTATCAATTCCTATATTAAATATTCTAGCCCATTCCTTTTTATCAACAGGTTTCTTTGAATAAATTAACCACGATAATTGTTCTGGACTTGATAAATTAATTTCAGTATCACCCATTTTATTATAAACAATCTTATTAATCTTCTGTTTTAGATATGCATACTCTGCTCTGTATTCTCTCTCTACTTGTGCAAGATCATTTAAATTTATATAAATACCGTTGCGTTCCATATCAGTTAATACAATTAAAAACTTATTCATCATCTTAACTGTTTTAAGTAAATGTTTATTATTATCTGATTTTAAATCTTCCATTTGAGAATCAAATAATTTTCTAGTAATATCGACATCAATTCTACCATATTCTTCAACAACATCTACTGGTATATCCTCAAAAGATTTTCCTTTGTCCATCCATTCTTTTATTCTATCATCCTTTGCACCTATATTTCTACGCTGGCAACACATCTGTAGTGTTAAACTTTTTCTTATACCTCTATTTAAAATATATTCTCCTATCATAGTATCATATACATTGCCATTATATTTAAATCCAGATTCTAGTAACCAACTTAAATCAAATTTAATGTTATGCCCTATTAATAATTTAGTTTCATCTAATATCTTCTGTATCTTGTAATAACATCCCTCATCAACCCTGTCATTATGATTAGTAAAGTAATACTCATCATTAATTCCTACACTTACTAGGATATTTTGGGGATTAAATGGTGATGGATCTGTACCACCATGTACTGTTTTTTTATACGAAGTTTCTACATCTACTGTTGTTATCATATGTCCTTTCTAATCATTATACCTACTTAAATATCTATCAATAAGGCAAGATTTATCCCCATGCCATCCTGTTATTTTATTCTTATTAACATTTAATATTCTCATATTATTTTCAGGATCATTAGAAGTTCTATTACCTATACCTATAATTAAATCTGCTTCGGCAGCTTTACCCGTCTTTGAATTTTCCATCATATCAAATGATATATGATCTTTGTTTTGTGCCTCGGCTGATGCCTGTGATATAGCTATGACTACACAGTCTCTTCTCTTTGCTATCTCTCTGGCACCTGTATAAACTGCTCGTAACTTTTCATCTGTTCTTGCAAATGTTCCTTTAACATTCACTTTATCTAGTTGATCCACCACAATTATATCTGGTTTATATTTCTCACAATGGCTATCTATATCATCGAGAGACCAATCAACAGTATCAATCATTTTAATATTGTCTTTTATTTTTGACCATTCAATTTGTGTATCTTCTATATTTTCTGGTATTTGTTCTCTGTTGTAGCCAGTAAAACAGCTAATAGCCCGCATTTGTGTGCGAACTGCAGGTTCTTCATTAATAAATGCATGTATCTTTGCACCTTGTTCGGCAAATCCATTAGGTTTTGTACATAAACTTACCCAGAATGCTGTCTTACCTATCTCTGGTCTAGCA